TTTGGCATGTCCTGATTATGTGTTCACCGTTAGAACACATATCGCTGCCTGTATGCACTGGATTAATTCCGGTCTTGATTTTGAAAAACGTATGATTATTCAGAATCAATATCAAGCTGATGGCAGTGTAAAGAAAGTTGAAGTAGAGTCGTTTTATGATGGTCATGATGCTGTCAGACGCTTCTTAGATTTTGCCATTGATGCAGGTAAAAAAATACTTGCAGAGAAATCTGAGATAGCAGAAGAAAAGTTGAATGTAGTCGTGTTAACTCCACTTCAGCGATATCAAGAGAAGCTTAATAATACTATTATGTCTGATCTTGATGACCTGGAAGATTCGTGGATCGGTGGAGAAGAAGCTGACTTCGATTTATATAATCGTTTTCGCTACCACGGTCTAACAGGTAAAGCGGCTGAACCCGTTCGCCGAGTACTTGAGGGATGGCTTCTTGACTTTAACGATGCTTATCACAAGCGCTGTGACCAGGCCGTGGAAGGCTATTCACATATCAAGCGTTCTGTTATGAGACGGCGTATTAAACACGTCGAATTGATGCTTGCTGATTGTGATAAACTGAAAGCTGCAAGTGCTGCCACACGTAAGGTTCGTAAACCTCGTGTGAAGTCGGCAGATAAGCAAGTCGTTAATATGAAGTACAAGAAGGAAGATAATGACTATAAGTTAGTCTCTATCAATCCAATCTCAATAGTTGGCTCATATAGACTATATGTCTTTAATGCCAAGACACGAGAAATTACCGAATACGTGTCAGGAAAAGTGGACGGGTTCTCAGTTAAAGGGACAACTCTTCAAGGGTTTGATCCTGATAACTCTCGGAAGATCAGGTTACGTAAACCTGAAGACTTCATTAAAATTGCTCAGTCAAAAACTCCTAGGCAGATTAATACTGCATGGAGTAAGTTGACTACAAAAGAATCAAAACCAAACGGTCGCATTAATACCGACTGTATTCTATTAAGGATACTAGACAAATGATAAAGTGTTTTACTGTTGCTATCTCTCTCCTCATTTCATCTCAAGCACAGGCTGAAGAAACACCAATTTCATTTGAGTCTGTAGATATGCACTGTTTGGTTTTGAACTCGTATTTTGAGTCACGCAATCAATCACCGAATGGTAGTATTGCTGTAACTCATACAGTTCTTAATCGTGTTGCTGACAAAAGGTATCCTAATAATACCTGCGACGTAGTTAAACAAAGTGTAAAAAATAAAGATGGATCTATTCGTAGAAACAAATGTCAATTCAGTTGGTATTGCGATGGTCTATCAGATAAACCTCGTGAACCAGATGCCTGGTTAGATGCATTGCACCGAACAGTAATCGCGGTTGACTTATATAATAAAGGATTCGATATAACTCACGGTAGTACTCATTACCACTCTAAAAACATTAAACCATATTGGAGCAAATCTCTTGATTACATTACAACCATCGACGATCACCACTTCTACAAATGGGGAAAATAGTACCCCAATTATAACAAAGAAACGTTTTTCGACAATGGTTGAAGAGAAAGTAAAAGAACTAACAGTTCCTTATATTGATGCAGTACTTATTGTATGCGAAGAACGTGAGTTACCACCTGAAGATATTAAGCGCTTATTGAGTCCAATCATTATAAGTAAGATTGAAGCTGAAGCACTTGAAGTAAATGCAATAAAAGGCGGAGGAGCCAGACTTCCCATATGAGTTTGCACTATGATAAATTCGACTTAATAGAGATGCTTGAAAACAGAGTATATACTATTACTTACATGGATGAAAAAGACATGAAGGTAAAAAGGTGTTTAACTCTTAATCGAGATCTTATTGGCCAGCTAGATGCTATGCCACCTGGATTTCATAGTCTAATGGATGCAGCAGATCATTCACATGAATCGTTTGCTGCTCTTGATGTATACTCCAAAGAATGGCATATAGTATACATCGATCGTGCAATTAATATGAGAGAACACCGGTATGAGAATGGAACCCTTTGAAGCTTACAGATATTATCAGTCTTTGAAGCTGCATTTTGAGAATGAGTCTTATAATGCACCAAAGTATAATTATAAAACATCTGCTAAACCACAAACCTTTTGGAAACGTAAAGACAAATACTTCTTTGCAAAGGTTGGTAGAATGTTTGATACACCACCCGAGCTAATCAATTACTATGCTGCACATTTTGTTGCAGATAATAATTGGGTTGGCGATATGCTTAGTGATGAACAGGTATATCGTGATTGGCAAAAAAGAACAGAGTCCATGGGATATAACTTTCAACAAGATCTTGAGAAAGTAAACGTTGAAAGTTTTGACCAGCTGTTCGATCTTGGCAACCAATATCCAAAGGTTGTCGAAGCCTACTTATCTAATGATATAAATATAGAGTCAGTTGCTATTCTAAATAAGTTAACTAGCTTTATGAGTAGGGCGGACAAGACGGTTTCGGATCCTATATTGTGGCCAGATGTGTCACGTAAGATCCGGAAATATAGCTTATTGATGAACGTGAATACAGATAAAATGAAAAAAATTATCTTTAAAGTGTTTACATCATAGGCGATATGTGTTATAATAACCATATCAAATCACATAAACATACACTGCAATACAAGGAAAATATAAATGTCTTTTGCAAATCTAAAACGTAATCGTACTGATATCGCATCACTTACAGCAGCAGCTGAGGCTGTCGGTGGTTCACAAAAACAATCATATGTTGATGACCGATTCTGGAAACCAACTGTTGATAAAGCTGGTAATGGCTATGCTGTTATTCGCTTCTTGCCTGCACCCACAGGTGAAGATCTTCCATGGGTCCGTTACTGGGATCATGGTTTTAAAGGACCAACTGGTCAATGGTATATCGAAAACTCTTTGACTACTATTGGTAAAGACGATCCTGTTTCAGAAATGAATAGTGTTCTATGGAATTCTGGTCGTGATGAAGACAAAGAAATTGCACGTAATCGTAAACGTCGTTTGCATTATGTGTCAAACATTATGGTTGTATCTGATCCATCTAATCCTTCCAATGACGGTAAAGTATTTCTTTATACGTTTGGTAAGAAAATCTTTGATAAGATTATGGATGTTATGCAACCAGCATTTGCCGATGAAACTCCTGTAAATCCTTATGATTTCTGGGAAGGCGCTGACTTTAAACTTAAGATCCAACAAGTTGCTGGATATCGCAACTATGATAAGTCTGAGTTTGCTGGTCAACGTGCATTATATGATGATGATGCTAAACTTGAGTCTGTATATAATACTCTGTATAGTCTAGCTGAGATTACTGATCCTAAGAACTTTAAAACTTATGATGAGCTCAAAGCTAAATTAAATCGAGTTCTTGGTGAAGAAGGAGCAGTAATGACTACTGCGGAAGCTGTATCTCTTGATGAAACTGCATCAGCTCCAACGTTTAATACTGCACCAGAACCTGCACCTCAGCAACCTAGCTTTACGCCACAAGCTGCTGATGATACAGATGACGATGATTCATTATCGTATTTTAATAAGTTAGCTAATTCTGCTTAACTTAAAAAGGGAGCTTCGGCTCCCTTTTTTTTAATTTCCCTGATGGAATCCAACCTTTTTTCTTCGGCCATTATTACTACCTTGCCTAGATACTATATTTGTATTACTAGTGTTATTATTAACAATATTATTTGAAGGAGCATGGGGATTTCTCTGTGACTGCATTTGTAACCTAGCATTTGCAGCAGTAACACCTTCAGCCGCTAACTGTGTTGCGGCATCAATGGCAACACTTGTTGCTCCAGCACTTTCAGTAATTTGCTCAACACTTAAGGGCGTTGTGCCTGCTCCGCCACTTAAAACAAAGTTAATTTTTTGTATAGCAGCTGAAAGAGCATCTAGTTTTAAATCTGGATTAAGTAATCCGCCTTTACCTTCTGGACCAAAGTCAAGCTCACCTGTTGGCCACCAGCTTGGGTCAAGTGTACCACCTGTTGACAAAGCAGTAAGAAACGGAATAGCTTCTCCAAGATCCATTGCTAAAGATTTAAAATCTATTTTTACTTTTGAAATTTTAATGTTACTAAAGGTTTCTAATGCTGCCGAAATTTTAGTTAAAGCATCTGCACCCTTTGTAAGTTCATCAGATTTTTCTGCAATAGACATAACTTGAGTGAATGGAGACTTTACACCAAACATTTCTAAGATAGCAGATGCTGCACCAGCTAAATGACCGAATGCATTTCCTACACCAAATGCAGCTAGTCCTAAACCAATTTTAGCAAGACCACTTGCGAATAATCCTGCTTTACTTCCTTCTCCATCACCGTCTAATAATGGAGTAATGCTTACTAGAGTTTTAACGTTATCCTTTACTTTCTGAGCCCAGTTTTCTCCTTCGACTCCTGTAAAGTGATTAATACCTTCTGAGACACCAACAACAGTAGAACCAAATCCAAATGCAGCGAGTCCAGCACCAAGTCCTGTCATAACAGCAAGGAAAGTTCCTGATTCTCCAAAAGCTGCTGCCTTACCTCCTAGTTCATTTTCAATAGACATTAAAGTAATAATGTTATCTTTGATCTTTTGTGACCAATCAGATCCACTACTAAATTTAGTAATTGATTTACCTAAACCGCCTACCGCAGAACCAATGCCAAACGCAGCT